GTACATGATAAATATTTTTAAAGCAAATGATTTGCATTCGATAAAATATATATTACTTGATAAATGCGTGAAATAAAATTGCCTGACAGAGCTCCACCACATGCGCGCGGTTGTTTTTGATTTTTATGAAATAGTGTTTATATGTGTGTTCTTATTAAAGTAAATTTTATAAGAACACACATATAAAAATATAAAATGTTAAAACAGTAAATGGAAATGCCAAGAGAGATTCTAGATTTAATCAAGGATTACATTCCTCTTCATTATCAATTACTTCTTAATAAATCATTATATTTGAAACATCATTTTGTGTTGAGAAGACTTATTCTCCCCAGCAACTATGAGAAATACGTTCGTGAAACTGTTTGTCGTGATCATTCTTTTGTTTTTGAAAATGTGTTAAGAGAGAACTCCGAGAGGTGGCTACAGATGAAGGACTATTTCTACAGAGGAAGAATATTCAGCAACTATATTTATTTCCTGAGAGCATTTTGTACTGAGAACGATTCACTGAACTGTTACAAGACAATAAATTCTATTTTGACAGAACTTGGATTGGGGAAAAATCTACATAAAAAGAATATCAGTAGAAGTATAATATATTATCATTAAAAAAATGGAAACCCTAGATTATAACAAAATATTGAATAGAGAAGACAAAGCATCCAGTATCAAGGAGACTTTGAAGAATTTTGAGCTGAACAAAAATAATTTACTCTTCAAAAGAGGCATTTATGTCTATGGTGACCCTGGTACAGGTAAAACCACCTTTGTGACGAATATTTTAAAAGAATTGGATTATGATATTATTAAATATGACGCCGGAGACATTCGTAACAAGTCCATCATTGATAATATAACAAAGCACAACATGTCCGATAAGAATATTATGAGCTTATTCAATAACAAAGTCAAGAAAATCGCCGTTATTATGGACGAAATTGATGGAATGAATAATGGAGACAAGGGGGGGATAAACACCTTAATCAAGTTGATACGTCCAAAGAAAACGAAGAAGCAAAAATTGGAAGAAGTAACCATGAACCCAATTATTTGTATTGGAAATTATCACATTGACAAAAAAATTAAAGAATTGATGAAAGTCTGTAACACGATTGAACTGAAAGCCCCTACAGCTGCCCAAATATCAACGATTGTGAAGCATTTAATTCCCACAGTCGAAGATGTGATAAAAAACAAAATTATTAATTACGTACAAGGTGACATTAGAAAACTGAATAACATTTATAACATACATGTGAACAAGAACGACATCTTCAAGAGCAATATGATTGAACACATCTTTCAACTGAAATCGTATAACGACGATACCAAAAAAATCACGAATAAACTGATAAATAATTCCTATTCGATTGATGACCACGCTACAATCATGAACGAGACGGATAGAACGATTGTGGGATTGCTATGGCATGAGAATATCATAGATGTCTTACCTAAAATGGAAAAATCTGTTTCTATCCCGTTTTATATTCAGCAACTGGACAACATGTGCTTCGCCGATTATATTGATAGGATTACGTTCCAGAAACAAATATGGCAGTTCAATGAGATGAGTTCACTGCTGAAAACATTTAAAAATAATAAACTCTACCATACACACTTTAAGAAGAAGATGAAGTACAATCCTACTGAAGTACGATTTACCAAAGTTCTTACCAAATACTCGACTGAGTACAATAATTCATTGTTTATTCAAAATCTGTGCCAGCAATTAGGGATGGATAAGAAAGACTTATTTTCATTCTTTCTTGAACTGAGAAGCAAGTATGACGACAATGAAATGTTCACCTTGTTTGAGAATTATGAGATTACTAAATTAGATATAAATCGCATCTATAGGTACCTCGACAAGTATACGAAAGAAGACGCTGCCGATGAAGACGAGGTACCCATAAATGAAGATGACAGTGTCACGGACAATTAATTAACTAATAAAAAAAAAATATGAAAAAATATAATTATAGTGTTTACGATTATATCTTTTGTTTCTAATTGCGTTTGTGACTTTTGTGAAACATTTTCGACATGAACTTCCATTGCTTTTCTTTCCAGACGTATTTCATGTCATCAGTAAGGACCGTGTGTTGATGTTTCTCATAATGCTCTGGTGAACTATAAAATAAAGTGACTGCTCCGGAAGGAATTTCCCCCGTGACCCTCACCTTGAAGAACAAATCTTCATTTGCGGACCCAACCGCATAATTAGTGACCTCTCCTGTCTCCGCATTCCTAATATAACTACTGTCTCCTGAGGCGTACACACCAATCTGGATACCACTTCGCCAAAGTCGATGATAATTTTTAGTGGAGAACTTGGCTAATGAGTTCAATGTAATTGAATCCATTTCATTAGATGCGTTTAAATCGTGATGATACATGTCTGCGTACTCCATTCTTACTTTAAGGGTTGTGTTGTGTGTTTTGTTATTATACATCTATAAAAGATATTCTCTTTAAATGTTAAAACTCTTAAAATGTTTTGTTGAAAATATTAAGTTTGTTTTTCTTTGTCTCTTTCATTTCTTGCTTTCTCCATTTGGTTTCTAATTAGTAAAGTAATTTTGTCTTCCAGATATTTCACTTTATCCTTCAGTAATTTGTTTTCCATTAGAAGTTCTTGTAAGAGTAGCGACATCTCATTGACCCGGTTATCATTTGAAAAGTGTTTAATGGAATCCTGGTATTCTGTTTGTTTCCTTTGATGTTCTTGTACCATATTTTCTCTCATAATCTTGATATCATTAATCTGTTTCTCAACATCTGGTTTGAAACAAGGCAAACCTGGCTCATATCTCGTCAACAACGAGTCTATGTCAATCATGAAGAATTGTTTTAGGTCAGGTTCTTTGATAAAGTCTTCTACTTTCTTGTTTGACACACCCATATATGGGTTAGGGTTACTGAGTAATTCTTTCTTATCAAATGAGTTGTGGTCATGTGAAAAAACCAAAATAGATTTCGTAGTCTCTAGTTGAACAAAAGGAATTGTGTAACCCTTCAAAAATTCTCTCTCTTCTGCCACTGCGGCATTGTCATCAAACTTGGTCATCTTCAACAATTCTTTCCTGAAGGCAAACGTGGCTGCGGTAGAATGATTCGGCCCATAAGGTCCAAACCTATACATTTGATTAATATGCTTAAAAAAAACATGCATTTCACTTGCGCCAGCACATAATGCTTTAGGATTTGTTCGTAGCATATCCACTGCGTGACTCACTCTCTCTGGCGGGTAATAGTCATCGTCATCCATGCTCACTATGATGTCCCCGGTAGCTTTCTCATGGGCCAGATTACGCTTCCTTCCTAGCAACATTTTTTCATCGTATCTAAAGTATTTTACCTGAGGAAGATGAGAAACCAGGTCTTCAATTTTATCCGTACCATCATCTATTATTATCCATTCCATTCTATTTTTTGGGTACGTTTGGTTTTCAAAACATTTTATTATATACGGAATGAAGGGTCGCCGGTTGAAGGTTGGGGTACATACACTAACAAAAGGTTTCTTTTTGTTTTCTTTTTTGGATGACATGTCTTTGTTTGTTTTTTTATATGTAAGAAAACAAATTTAAGTCTATATTATTTTTTATAATATTGTGTCATTTTTTCTATTTATTTAGTTTCCCTAATTTTTTTATTTCTCTGACAAGGTTCTTTGCTCCTCCTCCTCCTCCTCCTCCTTTACCACTGAATAGAGAGGTGAAGAACCCTTTTTTCGTCGCAGCTGGCGCGGCTCCTTTAGGGATTGAGCATAGCTTAATAAATTGTTCATCATTCGGCAAAATTGGGGTCGAATGTTGTGGTAGTATCGGCTCATATAAATTGATGCCAACGATACCGAAATAAATTAATCCAACCGTTACAATGGAGAAGACCCCAGGAACAGTACCGAGTATACCGAATGCGTTCAAAACAACTGATAAAGTGATGAGGACCGCAATGATGACCTTGTAATACCGAAACACATCTTTAATGATATTGGAGCTGCCTACTTTTTTATTATTCATTGTTCCTTTAATCATAAGAATGGAAAATGAGATAAAAAGCAGAATTAAAAAGACTAAACTTGAAAAGCCTTGAATAGCAAAAAGGATAACAAAAATCCAAAAGAACACGACAACAAGTATCCAGGATACACTGAGCTCTTTAAAGCCTGACACGTCTTCCCAAACCGGGGGTCCATCGCCCGTCTCATTTGTATTTTTCTTGAATAACCAGTTCATCTCCTTAAACCAAAGAATAATAGAGTATATGATGCCAACTATCGCAATAAACGGCAAAGCAATCATGGAGGCAATCGGTCCACCTAATATGATGAAAGCCTCAGGCAATTGATTCGCCATGTTCAACATCATGTTTACGATATTGAACAGAAAGGCGATTAGTTTTTGAATAAAAGATACCATATAATTTCCAATATTGTTACTGTTAGACTTCTCCTTGTATGCTCTAAGCATATCTAAAATTTGACTTTTCGTATTGTCTGTTGTGTACTCTATGGATATTTTCTCCGAGGACTCAGGGTCGAAGAATGCGGATTTAAATATATTCATTTCACTTGATTTATTTTTGAACACTGGAGCCTGATTAGTATAAGGCGCACAATTTTCATCCGTCGGAAGCACATTTGATTGCGCGACCTTACAACTAAATAGTATTAAACCACCTAATGAATAATAAATAACTACAAAGACGACTATTCCACCCATTGTTTTTAAAAAATTGCCTAATTTACTGGCTGCCGTCTCTGTGTCGGTGGTTTCCTCCTCTTTTTTTTTATCAATTTCGTCAGTATCGCTCATATATTCATAAGTATATAAAATTATTTTTATAATATTATATATAAAAATGTCTGCCATAGTAGTTTCTATTTTATTTTCTCTCTTGCTTCTTTTCGTCATCTTCAAGTGGATTGATTATTTAGTACAAAACAATTATGTAAGGAAAGAAGGGTTCGACCCAAATGTTCAAATGAAACAAGGACCGGATACCAATGCTAACGTCGAAGTGCCTCTGACAACCTCATATAGCTGTAAAAACATGTGTGGACCGCCAAATCGCTGCTCCATTACAGGTCAGCAATGTTTCGCCGATATTGATTGTCCCGGTTGTGAGCCTTATTCGCCACCTTTAACCAGCGGCGAGGCGCAGTCGAAAAATGTAGTTGGTGATAATTCCGCTGGTAAATTAACCTTCAATGCGACACCGAAGTATTCTACTTTGACAACCGACATTGGTACCCGAGCCAGATTGGTGACAAAAAACAAGTTCGAGAAACCGGTCTCTCCCAACTTTGGGGTGGACACGTGGACAAGTAAGTTTGAAACAAGCAGAAAATTATTCGATGACAGGTACAAACCTGCGGGGTTGAAAGGGATGCCATCTTACCATGAAAGGTACTCTTTAAGTGGCGAATTTATCGATGAAGGACCGATATCCTCGAATGCCTACTTAAGCTAATTAAATCTTGTACAAAATTCATTTAGAAATAGCAAGATAGGTAATGAAATAAGATAATAATTTAGTTTAATAAATGACCACATTATTAATTCGTGACAAAATCCAATGTTTCATGAAACTAGCGCTTCCTACAAGGGATGACAGTGAAATTATTGCTTCTACCATCAGCAACAATGAACATTTTTTATTATTTGTAAACCATTTGAACAGCCTGTATGAGAGTCCTCACGACAATTTTGAGGAAATTTGTGAAACAAAAACAGAAATGTTCGATATGTTTCTTGAACTTGCGATGCTACCTCCTCATCATGATGACGACATAGACGAATATAGGGATTATTTTTGTTTCTCATTACTTGATACTTGAGTAGTTCAACAGTTCAACTACGGACTGGCTCATAGTGCCCACCGGTCCAGTATATGTCGATAGAACGGTCATAATTTGTACTTATGGGTATGAACTGAATTGTCTTTCCATTTGGGTCTCTGTAATTTTTAACATTAATACACATGTTCCAAATGTTGCATGCGACTTGTATTTCGATAGCACCCCCCCAAGTGGATGATGAACGCATATTGCTGATATAAGCAGCTGCTGGTTTATTATCTAACTCTAAAACTTGCGATGTGTCTATTCCATCTATTATGGGTAGATTATTTTGCAAATAATCACATATTTTTTGTCTGATATCATTACTATTTTCATTTATAAAATGACTCAAGCTATTAAATAAACAACTCATATCTTTACCTATGAAATATATTATATATAAAAAGTATAATATATATTTTAAAAATTTAAAAATTTATTCTATATTAAATTTTGTCAATTAAAATTTCTTTGGCAATTCGTTTAATAATTTTATTTGCCTTACCATCTTCGTCGTTGCCTTCTCCCCCCATTGCCTCAATAATAAGATTATTGTACTGGTCACTCTTTCTTGAGTCACTGTAGACACAGTCGGGATACTTTTCCCTGAACGCCGGAATCATTTTCACATTCTTGTGAGCGATGTACTTAATGGCGTTCTTCAAAATTTTATTGTCAGCACTTTCTTTCTCCCACTTTCCATCGTCTTTGATGTATATCTTCTCTCTCTTGAGGTCGCTACAGTGTACAGGTCGCATGTTTTCATCTAATGCCTTAAGATTTTTAATAATTATATTGGAGATACCGTTCACGTAGCCTAATTCGCCGACACTTTCCAAATCGCTGAGTTGAAATTTAATGGAATCGACAAAGTCCATAATGTTCATGGCATCCTTACACGTTTCGTTTAAGAAAAGCTGAAGATTAAACGTCTTATTATGGCTATTGTTATTAATGTTGGTCGTACCACTCTTTATGATGTCCAACATCTGTTTTTGTAACTCGCTATTCTGGGTAATTAGAGTAAGCATCAAGTTCTTGTCCGTGATATCCTTTGTTTCTTCTGCGTTTTTTATAATAACACATGTTTTCTTGTGATACCATAAACTGTTGCGCGCCTTGTAAGTTTTATCACAATTTTCACACGTGAACATATTTTCGGCATTTTTTGGCCCGAAATTGTTCAAAATTGTTCTATTTTGGTGTTTAGCTGTCATTAGGTGATTGTCCCAATTAGACAATTTAGAGCATTTGAAGTCACATACTTCACAAAAATAATTTTTCGGCATTTTCGGCATGAAATCGTTCAATTTTGTTCTACTTTTATGCTTGTCCGTATGTGTTTTATATGCTTTTTCATTAGCGCAGACCATGTCGCACAGAGAACAAACATATTTATTTTTACTAGAGCAAGGAGGACAACTATTTAAAGAAGCACCTAATAATTCATAATGTTCTTGTTCTTTAATTAGCGCGTCTGTTTTATCTTTACAGTTGTATATTGCTATTGGAATTATATTCCAATTATCCCAACCACCATGTTGCCTTATAGTATTATATATTTTTAATTTATTATCTAAATTAGAGCAACAATATTTATGATTATATTTTCGCTTCGTGAAGTTAGTTGTGTGACCAATATACACCTCGTTTATAATTTTATCTTTACAATAAATCTTGTAAATAACTGTATTGGAGTAATCAATGTCTTCTTTTGGCATTTAATAGTATAGTTTGAGATTTTTCTAAATAATTATTCCAAAAAGTCTTAAAATGTAAAAATGATATTTTTCACTAAAAAAAAATATGCTAACAAATTGTTTTTTTCTTGGAAAATAACCAGACCATAAGAATTTTTATGCAGCCAAATTCTCTCCGATTTCAAAAGTCCCCATGCACTTTCCGAAAATGGACATTTATAAATGTCCAAAATCGGAAACTTGTGTGACTTTCTGAGACAAAAATCTAGAGGTCCCAGAATATATATTCAAACAACTTAAAGAAAGTCATCCCTATTTTTCAATCAATACTTCTTTGGCAATTTTGCTGATTATCTTATTGGCCTTACCGTCTTCGTCGTTGCCATCGCCTCCCATTGCCTCTATTATTAACCTGTTGTACTGGTCACTCTTCCTTGAATCACTATAAATGCAATCAGGATACTTCTCTCTAAACGCAGGAATCATCTTTACGTTTTTATGAGCAATGTACTTGATGGCATCCTTGAGAATCTTGTTGTCCGCCCCTTCTTTCGTCCATGTATCTGCATCCTTGACATAAATTTTCTCTCTTCTTAAGTCACTGCAGTGCACGGGTCGCATGTTTTCATCTAGTGCTTTAAGATTGCGAATAATAACTTTAGAGAGACCATTAATGTAACCTAACTCGCCAATACTTTCCAAATCGCTTAGCTGAAACTTAATCGAGTCCACGAAATCCATGATGTTCATTGCGTCCTTGCAGGTTTCGTTTAAAAATAAATGAAGATTAAATGTCTTATTATTTGAGTTCGTATTATTGTTATTGATTGTATTACTAACGTTTATACCATTTTTTATAACATCTATCATTTGTTTTTGTAATTCAGTATTTTGTTGAATAAGAGTAAGAATTAAATTTTTATCATTTAATTCTACGTCTATTACAGTTTCTTCTTTTTCTTCTTTTTCTATGAGACATTTTTTTTTGTGCCGCCACAATCCTGAATGGTCTTTATAGCTTTTTCCACAGCTACAATCGTAAGGGGTTTTTTGGGGTAAAATACATTGATTTTCATTGATTTTATGTTTCTTCGTCTGTAGATGTCTGCTATAGTCTTTTTTATTACACGTAATGAAGTCACAATTTTTACAGACAAAATTTAGGGGTTTTTTTTTGGTTAATTTATTGCTAAACATTGCTATATATTAGCAATATAAAAAACCCCTAAATTCTTTTTTTAAGAAAACAAAAAATTTTATCGTCACAAATTTTTCAAACCTCGAAAAACAACCAGAGCATAACTTTTTTTATGGTCTCATTTTCAAGAATTTTCAAAAGTCCCCTTTCACTTTCGGAAATCTGACATTTATAAATGTCAGAAATCGGAAACTTGTGTGACTTTCTGAGACAAAAATCTAGAGGTCCCAGAATATATATTCAAACAACTTAAAGAACAACACTTTTTCTATTAAGTTTCGTTTTACCTTTGCGTCTATGATTTTTACGTTTTTTTCTTGTTGTACTCGTACCACCACTGCTGCTTGCTAAAGAACCAGTTTTTTGTATTACTTCGTTAAGACTCGAGTTCGTTCCTTCTAACCAGTCATCGAAACCACTGCTTCTCGCAATAGGTGCAATAACATCACTTATTTTGTTTTTTGCGGTATGAAAACCCTTAGAAAAGTAATATAACCCTTTCCACCCCCAACTTGTGACAGATGACTTTATAGGGACAAACAAGACTCTTAATCCGTCTATGATGACTTGGTGGACAAATTTATTTTCTTCCTGGTACATGAAGGTCTTAAATGCCTCTGTTTGATAGTAAGCGTAAAGCAATTCATAACACAACTTAACTCGTAAGTCTGAGACAGAGTTAAGTACAACTCTTAAAAAGTTGTTGTTACTCAATACTTGTAAAGAGGACGTATTTTGTTTTAATGAGTGCGACTTGTATTCCTCATCAATTTTCTCTAAGAAGGAATCATATCCATCTCCTCCTCTTATGTCATCTAGAAGTTCGATTCCGTTAATTTCACCTTGGTTAATAGTTTCCATTCTCGTTTCCGTTAAGTTTTCCAAGGCGTTTTTTCTTTCGAGTAAAATATTGGTTCTATCTGTCAATGAATCCGTGTCGACTCCAAATTTTTCCTTAAAATCACAATTAATAATTATGCAGATGTACTCTAAGATGAGGGATTCTTTTTCTCTCGGCACAATGACTTGAGACCCTCCAAACTTTGCACCTATACGCTTAAAAGAAGAATATCCATCGCCTTCCTCTGCATAAACTTGACTGCTTGAACGAAATTTACTTTTTTCATATGGCGGCGCGGTTGGCTCTTGTACTTGAACTGGCTCTGGTAGTTGTGGTTGTTGTTGTCTAGGTTGTTGTGGTGGTGGTGGTGGTTGTCCTGAAGGATTTGATTCTAGAAGACGGTTTGAGATACTTTTTTTTATGAATTCACACATATTAAATTTTTTTTCAATTTCGTCAATCACTCTTGAGGTCACTTTTTCTAGCAAAAGCAACGTATCTTTCAGTGCCGGAAACTTGTCAGAGACATATTTAAACATCATAACAATTTCATCTTCTGTTACGTCTAGATAGCTGATAAAATTCGTATTTTGTGATGAATCTTCTAAAAATTTTTCTGGTACCATAGTCTCCTTACACCTGACTCTACAAATAGAATTATTCAAATCAACAATTAGCTGCTTGTAGTCCAAAAATATCGAGACATAGGCCTGGTTTAATTTATCTTGAATAACAATATCATCTTTATAAAGCGTCTTTTCACTCACTAATAATCTCCAAATGTCATCGTCTGTTTTATACTTGTTATTCACAAGCATATAAGTAATATCGCTCACTAAGTTCGAGACATCGGCTGCGAGATTTATCACTTGTTCCGATCCCTCATACTTCTCAATCATTTTATTGATGGACTCGTTATTTTTGTACAGTATGCCGGCAGACGAGTTCAATAAATTCTTGAAAGACCTAGCACCAAATTTCACGACCTTGCTTATAGGGGAAGACGCAGCGACGAGGTCAGCCGCCGCTAGGTGAGGGTTTAACTCAACTTCTGGTTTTAAAATTGTGCTTGTTAATTCCCTCCCATTGTTTAGAGACAACAGCAGTTTTACAAACTGTTTAGGGTCTTTTAAAGCCTGCCCACTTATAACTGATAAATTTGACGACTCAGCCGCACTAGAAGCTAAGCCCAGAAGACCCTCACTTGCGATGCTATTGAACATTGAATACAAAGTATAAAATGAAGAGACATCTAAAACTAATCCAAGCTCCTTAAGAATTGTTTGAGACATGTCTTTATTTAAAAGCATTCCAATGATATTCTCGTTTATCAAGTAATTGTACTCCCGAATTTTCATCAAAACTGAATCCTCATTGCTTTGTTTTTGTAAGAATAATTTGTCGATGAAATCTCTGTACTCTCCTTCGTTTGTTTTTATGTATTCTCTCAAATCAGTATGGAACTTCTCACAAAACCGATTGGCAATACGTGCCAGAACAGACTTGTCTTCAATATCTTCTAGTTTACTCTGGACTAATGATTGATAGTGGCTGGTTGTGTCAGCGAATTCCTTCTCCAACAACGAAAAATTGTTGAAATTGTCTTTATCTTCTTGTGTGAGCAGAGTATTCTCTCCCAAACTAGGCGGTGATTTCGCTGTTGTTAATGCGGTCGTATCGGTGATATCAATAACACTCGCGAGAGAATTCAATTTATCAAAAATAATGGACGCGTATTTACCTAAGGTACCTAAAATACTCAATTGCTTTTGACTATCCACAGTGTTCATTTTTTCTAACTTTTTGCTTACGTAGAGGTTTGTGAGTTGTACTATAAATATATAGACATCAAGGTCAGTTTCATTTTGTTCTTCTTTTTCTCCTTCTTCTCTAACTGGCACAGCAACAGCGACTTGAACATCTTCAGTTACGACTTGAGCTTGAGGTAAATCCTTGTCTAACATGTCCTCATCGGGTTTCTTTTGAACTATTGCTTCTTCTTTTTCATCTTCATCATCGGCAAGACCTTGAATTTCTTCCATAGTATTGAGTACTTTGTTAAACGCACCCTTTAACTGACCAAATATTTCACTCATTTTCGCAAGTAACACGGGCGGAACACTAGATGATACTTCTTGTTCTTGTTGGTGTTCTTGTTGTTTTTCTGGCAGCTCAATTACGTCATGAAAGACCAAGTCTTCTTCCTCTTCGGTGTCTTTGTCTTTGTCTTTGTCTTTTTGAACGCCGTATTGTTCATAAGCTGACTCATATTGCTCTGTGATATTGGGAGAAACAAAATTCCAATAGTCCTCATTAGAATCGTCATCGTATACGCTAAATCCTAATTTCATCAACTCATACATGTTACCTCCTGTCATTAATCTTTTTTTCCTTTTATTTTTCCTTCTCCCACCATATGTGCCAGACTCTCTCCAAGTGAGTTCTTCTTCTTGTAAATTAGTCGTTCTGCTGTTGATTGACTCTATAATAATAGTCAGCACATTCAACATTTCTTTAATACCTAAAGCGCTATTCGCGTCTGCTTCATTATCACTATTAACTCTCATGTTGACAAACTCAAGGAAGAAAAATATGTTCCTCTCTCTACTGAATAGCATTCTAACAATCGGGTTAGCAAGCTCACCGCCATCTCCCCCAATCTTAATTTTACGGCTTCTTTTGTTTTGTTTTTTTCGCCTAGAAGCGTGCCGTTTTGTTTTTTTCATTTGTCTGTATGTGTAATATATATTTATTACATATAAAAAAGTTAAAATTAAGTCGCGTACATTAATCCGGCGTTGCCTCCCACAAAAGTCACTACATTGACCCTTTCTTCAAATAAAATAAAGTTAAAATTGTAGTCATAAATTCGCCAAGTTGGTTTATTGATACCAATAATGTCGCCAGTCTCTGGGTCACAGATGGTCAATACCTGTGCTAACGGGTCTAATTGTGGAATCACTGTAGTAAATTCGAATTCGACTTGATTAAATCGATTCATATTCATTGCGCCGGACGGCTGCAAATCATATTGGGATGAATTCACCGAAAAATTATAACAATACAACCCATCTGGAGCATTTCCAGCGGTCCTGACGTACTTCTCAATGTAGTTGTACACGCCCGCGGGCTGAATGTTCTCTCTGTATTGCCCATCTAATAAGATACCAAGACCGACTAATATTTGTTTAATGTTTTGCAGACTGTAATCTTGTGATATCATATACCCAGTAAGTGTGCCATCCGGATTCACCCCAGGACCAATATCAACTGTCGGGTCACCGGGAGGTACAGGATTCCAATTAGGTACTACAATGACTCCTAGCGTGCTGGCTTGAATCAAATCGTTCGGCATGTAATTGTAAGGCCAGTTCGAATAATTCGACCACTCATTTCTTAAGTTTACATCACTTCGCTGCAAATACCACATCCAATTAGAAACCAATCCAATTGAATCTAATTGGATTTTATTTGGCCCCGTCACGTTGTAGAAGATGTTTTCATGGACTTGTTTGAATATATATTTTTGTTCATTCTTTGCAAACAGTTTGGCCTCATCGTTAGAGAGAAAGCAATAAGTACAATTTAGATGAATATCTGCGTTCCAAATTCCTCTCGTGTCTATATAAGAATTTACTCCAAGTTCTACGTCCGGGGGAGGCTGTAGAAATCTGTACATTTGTTGGTAGTATTGATTAAAATTAGGCGCAATGTAAGGAAAATTGTTGACATAGTCGAATACATCTCGAATTTGAAATAACTCATTAATAGGTCGAAACGTAATGGTGATGTGTAATTCATTGTACTGTAGGGCGACTAGAGGAAACGCTTGCTGGGTTTTCAACCCAAACCATGAATTTAATGGTATATATAAGATTCGACCTCTTATGGAAGGTTCAGGCCCCGCTGGGTTGGATGTGTAATACGCGTTGGGATAAGCGTTGACATGCGAACCAGCATTCGCGGGGTCATTCAACTCAGGCACATTTCCACTCATATTGTCGAAGAGATTTTTCTTGTCTGTGTTGAAATCGCGCTGCATGGCAGCGAGTAAGTACTGACCCGAATATTGCTGAAGTGTTTGATTCCCGCACGTAATAAGTATTTCAGTAATCATTTGAGCGCCAATATTTTCAATCCACTTGAACTCGTATGGTGCCCAGTCCGTGTAGAAAGTCGTACTATCTGGGTTCGTAACAAGTTGGGGAGGCAAAATCCCTGACCAGATGTTAGGTAGTTCGACACTCAAGTAGCAGTCCATAAGTAAATCAGCGTACCTAGGGATTTTAAATGTGAAAGATGACTCTTCCGTCAAGCGCAATGTTTTTGCCCCTTCGAAATCTACCCTGAATTTTTGAAGACCAAAATTAGTATACTTTTGAAATATCGTTTTCCAGAATGTTTTTGAGGGATTGCCATTCAGTATAATATTTTGTTGGCCTTCACTAACCAAATTCATTAATCCGCCTGCCATTTTGCTTTTTTAGTTAATATATATACTCATATTTAATTTTAAATCAATTGTAATCATAATATATCAATTTTATAATCAAACCCTAAACTCCTGAAATAATCAATGTCTCTCTTATAGTAGTCTGTGACTCGATTAAATATTTCTTCGCAGTAAAAGAATTTGCTTCTTGGTTTCATGTCCGTCAGTGTGTCTATTGTGTCATCGTAGCAGGAATGATTCATTTCTCTTGCGGATGATTTGACCTCGTGGCCACCCCTGAATTTCACAACACTAGGAGGTATTTTTTTCGAGTACAGACATTCTAGGAAAGCATAATCAATGTTACTTATGTCGTAAACTTTTAAGTCTTGATGTGCTTTCAATTTTTCATCCCAAGCTTCTGTCAGTTGTGGAGCGAAATGATGTTTATCAATCATTTGACGATTATTTCTTGATACCGCTAAAGTAAAATTCCTGAAAGTAAGTGGAATCTTCTTATTCCATTTTTTATTACAGGAACCTGTTACTTTGTACTTATCAATGAATCCCGAAATAATTCTTTCATATGGATTTCTTATAAAAATGATAATCATGAACTCATTGAAATTTGTGGGTAAATAGTTATAAGTGTAATCATGAAGTTTTGGTATTTGTATATCGATATTTACCAAGAAATTGAATAAGTGTTTGATGTGAGAGCATCCACATTTCGCTGACCAACCAAAAATTATTTTTTTCTTGTTGTCTATTAAAAAATACATCTTATTCTTTACTATGATATCTTTTTTTTAGTTTTTGTCGAATAAAATCGAAAATTAAAAAGTAAAAAAATTAATAACATCATACTATAATAATATTAAAACACGATGGAATCAATTAATTTAAGCAACATAAGAGACAGTATGAAGCAAAACTTCATAACTTATTTGGTAGTGGCGATGATATTGACTTTTGTCATCTTGACCATAGTGTACATCATATATTTAACAAAACTACAAGACAAGGAATGTACTTATATGAATGACATGTACGGCTCAATAAACGCACATATAAGGTCATTAAGTTCAAGTGATGCTGATTGTAGTGGTAACTTCAACGAGTATTATATTAAAACCGCATACAATGCTTGTAGCGGCGGGTCGTATAAAAACGATTTCGTAAATATTTGTAACTTAAAATCCGTGCTGAAGCAAGGAGTGAGAGGATTAGATTTTGAGATTTATTCAATTGACAATCAGCCAGTTGTAGCTACTTCTACAGCTGACAGTTACTACATTAAGGAAACCTATAATTACGTGAATTTCAGCGAAGTGATGAGCACACTCAAAAATTACGCCTTCTCTCAAAGCACCGCTCCCAATCCAGCCGACCCCGTAGTTATTCATTTAAGATTCATGTCCAATAATCAAGATATGTATTCAAACTTGGCCAGTATATTCGAAGCGAATGACGACATAATGCTAGGTAAGGAATACAGTTTCGAGAACTCAGGTCACAACATCGGGGACGAAAAACTCTTAAACTTTATGAATAAAGTAATTCTCATTGTGAATAGAGAGAACACCTCGTTTCTCGAAAATAAAGAATTATTGGAGTTTGTTAATTTGACAAGTGGTTCAATGTTCATGCGAGCATACAGTTATTTTGATGTCAAAAACAATCCTGATTTGGATGAGCTGAGAGAATATAACAAGAGAAATCTAACGATTGTTTTCCCGGACCATGGGTCGGACCCCCCCAACCCGAGTGGGTTACTCAGTAGAGACGCGGGCTGTCAGTTAATCGCGATGCGTTATCAATATGTGGACAACTTTCTTGTGGAGAATGCTTTATTCTTTGACCGATGTAATTATGCGTTCTGCTTGAAACCCGAGCGTTTAAGGTACAAGTTAGTCACAATCCCAGAGGCCACTCCTCAGGACCCTGCTTTATCATACGAAACACGGGATGTGTCAAGTGATTTTTATAGTTTTAGTGTTTAATTTCCTCATGAAGAAAACGAAAAATAAATATATTTATTATATATAATATATATATTCGAATTTGTATGAAAGAAAAAGAGAAACAAAAAGTTTGTGACAAAAATATGAGCTTTAGTGACTGCGAGCTTGCTATATTACGAATGCAAGTTGACCAGGCACAGGAAAAAATCGCCAAACGACAAGTGAATACTCCAGAGATAAAGCAAATGATTGTCATTGTGGAGGATTTTTTGAAGAAGAAGAACTTGGTTTGTTATGGTGGAATAAGCATTAATGCCCTCCTACCTGAAGAAGATAAGATTTATAATTTTGATATAGAGCTACCAGACTACGACTTCTTCTCTTCCACTGCGTTAGAAGACGCCAAGGAATTAGCAGATATTTACTTAAAACGCGGGTACACAGAAGTTGAAGCCAGGAGTGGACAACATCACGGCACGTACAAGGTTTTTGTTAATTACCAAGGTGTAGCAGATATCACTAGCGTACCCAAAGAATTATTTAATACAATTAAGGACAAGGCAGTACGTGTAAATGGTATCTTATACACGGACCCGAATTTTTTAAGAATGTCAATGTATCTTGAATTAAGTCACCCTGCTGGAGATACCACTCGATGGGAGAAGGTGATGAAGCGTCTAACATTAATAAATAAACATTACCCGCTAGATAATAATAACTGCGACCACACTGACTTTCAAAGAGGAATGGTGAATGAAGACAGCGGAGAGAAAATTTTTGATGTAGTGAAGAACGCGTTCATTAATCAGGGTGTCGTCTTTTTTGGGGGCTTTGCGATTTCTCAGTACGCACAGTACATGCCTAAGAACGTCCAAACCAAACTGAATAAAGTTGCCGATTTCGACGTGCTCGCACATAATCCTGAATCGACCGCAGAAATCGTGAAGGAGAGGTTAAAAGAATCTGGTTTCAATAATGTAAAAATAATCAAGAGAGAGCCAGTAGGAGAAATTATACCTATTCATTATGAAATTCGCGTGGGCAAAGATACTGTGGCGTTTGTTTATAAGCCGATTGCTTGTCACAGTTACAACATTCTTAAAGTGAAAAATCAAGTTATAAAAATAGCAACCATCGATACCATGTTAAATTTTTATCTGGCTTTTCTTTACACGAATCGTCCTTATTACATTGACTTCACGGATAGAATTTTGTGTATGGCTAAATTTTTATTTGACGTACAACAAAAGAATCGTTTAAGTCAAAAAGGATTACTACAACGATTCAGTATTACATGTTACGGTCATCAGGACTCCGTGGAAGAGATGAGAGCTGAGAAGGCTAAGAAGTTTAAAGAACTACAAGACAAGCGAGGAACGCCTGAATATGAAGAGTATTTTTTGAATTATAATCCCAGTAGCTCAAAAACAAATTCAAATTCAAATTCAAATTCAAATTCAAAAACAAATTCAAATTCAAAAACAAGAACAAACACTCATCATTATAGCAAGAAAACAAGAAAAAGAAAAAGCAGTACTCCAAAATCAATATTTAGCATTTGGGGAAAGAAACAAAGAAGGAGGAGAACATGGAAAAAGAAAAATATATACTGAAAGTGAAATGCTACAAGCAATAAGTCTGTAAAATTAACAAATACACTTCATAGATTATTTTAGATATAATAATGTATATTAAACTTTCTTGAACACATATAGGAATACATTTTTTCAAAATAAGAATAAAATACATGCTGTACAATATCAATTGCTCTAATACTTTTTTTAGAAAATACCTAGTCTTATCAAAAATAGACCAATCATTCACGTAACTACACATGTCAGTGCTAGATTGTTTAATATAAAAATTATGAATATCTAGTAGTCCACTTAAAATTCGATGAAATCCACACTTCTCATTCTTTACATTTATCATGTATTTAAACTTATCGTAACCAAACAAGTCAAGATACATTATTTTTCTATTCTTATGTTTCTCAAGGGAAAACATATGAGGATTAATTCCATCCATATACTTTCCTCTGTATAATAAACTATTACCGACCAAGAACGGAACATAACAAGATTTCACAACCGTTTCCATCACGTCGTCACCACTTCTATATGTCGATCTGACTACCGTTTTCTTGTCTATTATGTTATTATATGTTATGAAAAGTCTTTTGTTTACAATCTCGCAAATATTGGCAGGCATTTCAAAGAATTTATCTTTAAATATCGCATTATAGTCAATTAATTTTTCAAGACAATAATTTGTTTGTATTTCGTTGACGGCATAATTATGAAAATATTCCATTAAATCTAGCCTGTCTATCATATAAAAGAATGCCGCAATCGAACCGACGCTACATCCAGATATTCGATTTACTTTTATATAATTTCTTTTCTCCATCTCTTTGAGAAAGTATAACGCTCCTAGCAAGTAGCACCCGTTGAACGCCCCACCATCGAGTATAACATCGATACTTTGAGTGGCACCTTTTGTTACTTCATCGGGTAGATTATTTACCAGCTTCTTGACATATTTGTCAATAAGTACATTTTTATTTTTGTCCTTGTCCTTGTTGTCCTTGTTGTCCTTGTCCATACAGAGAAAATAATTGAATAAATATATATGAATATAATATTTATTTATTTAATTAAATAATCACATCTACGCAAAGCGGCGTTGGTTAAAATTTGGCAAAGTGACTTGTTATTTTGTTAAGCATATAGTAAATCAGTCCAAAAAGCACGCTGTTAAAAATATATCCGTTTATATTGACGCTGCCGTCATCCGCGAATAAGATTGGTAAGTAAGTGTATAATTTTGTTCTAAAAATTGGCAACTGGAACAAAAAATACAGGAGTGCTAGAAGTAATGGAGTCTGTATTTCATTGTACATATCGTCTAGCATGTGACCTTTCTGGGCATTTTTATTATAGTTGTGAATCATATCATCGTTCGCTTCGTAATTCTTAATATAATCATCACTAGATTTCACTTGGGGTACGTAATTTGGTTGTATGTAAGGGTCGTGGGTATGACCGGTTGTAGTCATTGGTATGTCTCTCGATGGTAACTGTGTGGCGCCCGTTATGCTTGCTTGCTGCAGACCATTAACAATTTGACTTATAGTTGTTTGGTCAAGAGAGATATTTCCATTTCCTGTACTGTCATGTTTTTCTATAGCACTTAATGAGATATTATTCGACACATTGCCCCCTCCGGCTGGGTCTGTTGGCAAATCCATAATATTTGTTGTGTCTGTCATAGAAATTGTATTTATGTATTTATAAATATGTGAAGAATGATTGCTTGAGTTATTTACGCAAAACTGACAATTTTTTTATTCAGGTCACATTTCGTAGCCGTAGGTACGTACTTGAAACATTTCTCATTGTAGCTATAAATTTTTCCATTAATTTCATCTAAAGGTGGGGCGTGGAACATTAAACAATTCTTATCTTTACAAACCGCTCTAAATAAAGAAGCAAGTCCGAATCCAAGAAGGATGGACATGATATACTTTCCCGTTTCCGTGTGTACAAATCTTCCAAGATACATGTTCTTTTAATATAATATATGCAATTAAATAATTTTCCAGAGAGATATCTATTGTATCGGTACAGACGATATCTGTGATTCATCGTTAGGGCATTCGACTTCAGTTTGCTTGTAGAAAAAACAATTGTCCGCATTATCTTTTAACAAGACCTTATCTACATTTTCAGGACTAGGATATATGAGTATATTTTTCGTGTCTGGTCCTAATATATAAATAAAAAATATTCCTACAGCAAAACTTATCAAAAAAGCTGGTAAAGATATGTAGCTGAATATCATTTTCTTTATATAGTATTCAAAGAATAAAACTTAATTCTCTAAAGAGAAGGGTATCCAAATTTGTCTTCTTCGTCATGCATGTTGTACAATATGCGAGGATTCATCATAATAATGTTACCTGATGATGTTCCTCCTTTCTTTTCCATTTTATCTTTCAGGATTTGATAAGCGCGAGATACCTCGCTGAACATTCGTTTACCCTCGTCCTCAGTAAACCCAGAATCCTCAGTAAATGCGTCCGGGTTGTACTTCTTACTTAATTCTCTGTAAGCTTTCTCGATTCTCTTGAGAGGAGCGTTACTTTTTATTTTTAATATCTTGTACAAGGCTTCTGTCGCGTCGTCTGTCTCTATCTCTGTTGCCTCGGTGACAGACTGACTCTTGGACGTGGTTATTACTTTGGGGTGTTTCATGTAAGCGTAATCCAAATCATATATTGGAACCCCATTGTACCTCAAGAAAGCATGTTCGTCTTCTTCTATTACTTCGTATTTACTATCGTATTTTAAGTTCAAAATGATTTTTTTATTATCAATGTAGTCTCTCACAAAGTCTGTCATCAAGAGTTTCAGCTCTTCTTCAACAGGTTTCGACAGCATCGCGTTCTTAAAATCCCTCAAGGTGGTGGAAGTCTCTCTCTCTAGCCTTCCTATTTCTTCGTTGTTTTTATTCATTTGTAGACCCTTGAGTTGACCGTCAAAATACACTAGTCCATCGTTTGCGATTTTGGATTCGCTTGCTAATGTGGCTTCGAGCTCTTCTTTCTCAATGTACCCAAATTTTGACTTGATGTTGATTAATCGACGTGCTGCCTCGATTTGGTCAAGTTCATCTGTCTTTTCTTCTATGATACGTGGTAACAAGCAGAACCTACCAGTATCAAGTTCAATGTGAAGTGAACACTTTTGACTTTCCATTGGATTTCCGCACTTCGCTGAAAGTATTCTAGAGGTGTAAAGAGGGTCAGAGTTATGCTTCACCTCTACTGAGAAAATGGTGCCCTCCTTTCCGGCATAGTCACAGTTTACACATTTCTTTCTTATTTTTTTTCTTTTCTGGTCCAAGCTAAGTTTGGCACTCTCTCTAAGTCGGCTCAATAACTGTTGGTTGGACTTGTCGTAGTCTTTCTTTAATCTGTAATAGATACTTAGGGATTCGTCGTAAGACTCCTTGGGGGTTAATTGTTGTTGCTCTTCTGGTTCTCCTTCCAT